AAATCATTTGGCGTCCCCAGCCGGATTCGAACCGGCGTTGACGGCGTGAAAGGCGCTTGACATCCGTCCGCCGTTCTTGATTTTGCTTAGAGTCACAAGCGTCTAGGAGCATGAATATGCATCTATGGACAGGCGGCTTTGTGAACAAAAATTGTAAACAAAATCTGTACCGACCTTTCAACTCTTTCCTTTTTTCTTTTAGGCCGCCAATAGGCTCCTCTTGGTATGCATCTTATATGATGCGGTCGCTTACCGTTGTTCGTAGAGATTATTCTATATATCAGAGATCCGTTGTCAGAAGACACATTGCGACCGCCACATTTTTCCCTAGGCGTGCCGTACTATCGGTCCCCCGCTCCCTTTTAAAAAACATATTCCGACCAAGTATCCACTCGATCCTCATCTGCTGCGGGTCCTCTCCCGGCTCCATCACTTGCGGTGCGAAGCGAGGCGCAAGCTATCTCAAGATTTTTGTGGAAAAAAAATGTGGAAAACTAAACGACGAAAAAACGGTTAGGATACTCGAAACAGAAGATGAGCGTCATAGACGTTCGGCGCATGCGGAGGCTGCCGTATGAGCGAACGCAACAAGATAGAAGATATCTCCAGGCAAGTCAGGGATCGCGTCGAGTATGAGCAAAAAAAACATGCACCACTTCAGAAAGAGGTAAAGATACCAGACATCCCGAAGCCGAAAGGGTTTGCGCAACGCTATCTGCTTGATTGCGCCCGGGCTCGGGACAAGGGCAATGGTCTGCTGTTTGCCGAACTCATGCGCGGCAAAATGGTGTTTGTTCCTGAAGGCAAATATTGGTTGCAATGGCAAGGTCATTTATGGGCAGAGATATACGATCAGCAAGCCGAGGCAGCCGTTGAAAAAGTAGCGGAGGAATTTGCCAAGGCCAAAGCTAGGGAAGAAGAAGCCCAACGCAGTGCCGTAGCCGAGGAAGATATGGAGGCGGCGAAACGTCACAAAAAAAACGCCTCGACTCTGGGTGCCGCCGTGTGGAATCTGCATTGCCCCGCTGGGATCCAGGCCTGTCTCAAGATGTCACTTGCCAATGAGACCCCTTTGCTAGTGCCTGCCGAACAACTTGATGTTGACCCATATATACTGGGGTGTGGAAATGGTTTGCTCGATCTGCGGACCGGCGAAAGTCGCCCTGGCCGACCAGAGGATTACGTTACGCGCTCTTGCCACGCAGAGTGGAAAGGTATCGACGCGCAAGCACCGCTATGGGAACAAACAGTCTTGGAAGTCTTTGGAGATCGCCCGGAGGTGGCAGCCTATTTTCACAAGCTTGTGGGCTATGCCTTCTTCGGTCGGGTCACGGAAAAAATATTCGTGATTTTACTCGGGGAAGAAGGCGACTCCGGCAAGACGACACTCATGGAGATTCTGTATTCGATCATGGGCGACTATATCGCACCCATGCCGGTTGAACTGCTGCTTGATCAGGGCCGTCCGGAAAGCCCCAATGCCCCGACGCCCGCAATCATGACGCTAAAGGGGCTG